CAGTTGCAGTAGGCTTTATCTTCTGTGCGTCTAGCATTTCAGACAAGGCAATTCCGACTTCTCCATCTACTACTTTTAAGAATGCATTAGCCATTTCTGTTTTGTGATTGCTTAACAAAATAACCGGCAGAATATTTTCTGCGGTTGTTGATTGCATTAGCCAAACAACTTCCTGTGCTCTTGGACTAGCATCTGCACCCTTCGCAAGCCATTCATCTACTAATCCTGTTAGTACGTCTATTTTTCTTACGCCATTGTACAATCCGTTATTAAACGGGGTTTTTCTTGTTAGTTTAACATGGTCTTTAAAGAATGGATTGTCTTCGGCAACCTTGACCGCATCTCGCACGGCAGGCTCAAGGGTTCTTACTTCTTCTCCTACTACTTCTTCTTCTTTAATTGTCTCTCCGTCAGTTTTTGCATCTCCTTCAGTGCCTGTTCCTTCTTCAGGCGCAAGAACCTTATCAAGTATTCCAATTGCTTTATCTATAATTTGCATTTGAGCAATTACTTTTGGATTATCAAGATGATCTTTAAACTCGTCAAGTTTTTCTGCCTTGTATTCATTAAGAAGTTCAAGTGCTTTCTCTCCATCTCCGGGAACAGTATCATCCAAATCTTTAAGTATTCCGTCTACTTCTTCTTCTGCATTAAACTCTTCAATTGCTGCTAGCATGTCAACGTCGTCAGCAACTTCTTCTTTGAGTACTTCTGCAACTACTGGTGCTTTCTTAGACTTTCTACGTGATGCTGCTGGTTCCTCAGTTGTTGAACCACTAATCATTTCAGCAAGAGCCTTGCGCGGATTATCTCCTAGTAAATCGGCTGATGCCGAATCAAAATTGTGTATCACAAGTTTTGATCCAGTAGTTCCTGTTCCGTCAGTCGCCGCGGTCACTGGTGTTGGAACTACAATTTGTATCGTCGCTCCACTTTTAAGCAAAGAACTCATTGATGCTTTAAAAGAGTTTACAAGTCCTCTGAGTTTCATACCCTCTGGAATTGTTAATGGGAATGTCCATTTCCCTGCGTCGATTGTTGGAGCGCCAAAGTTAATTCCTGCAAAGGTACCGCTCGTGATGTCGCCTTCTATCGCAGTGCCTGTCGCTTCCCTTACGTCCGCCATTGCAGCCGCTCTTGCTTCGGCGGTTACTGTGGCATCACCCTTCTTCATGTTGTCTTCTGATTTTAGGTGTGCTCTCCAGTTTGCAAGTATCCCATCAAGCAAATCTTTTTTTGCTTTGGCTACTGCTTTTCTCTGTGCACTTGCATACCGAGCGTCAGTCATAGTTCCTTTTTCAATAGTTGCTTTTACTTGCTTTTCAAATTCATTAAGAGTTGCCGTCATTCTCTTGTCGCTGTTCAAAACCTCAGATACTGATTTGCCTGTTTCTCTTGAAGTATTGCTAGCCAACAATGCAAATGCATCTGCAATTTCTTTGCGACGATCCGGATACTTTTCGGTTTCTAGATACACAGCAATTGCAACTGTTTTATTTCCCATGAGTCTGTTGACTGGCAATGTAACACCTGACGCTGATGAGTACATTGTACTTTCCAAAATTTTAATTAAATCTTTTCTTCCTGAGTTAACAATATCTGTTATGTATTTTCCAAAGTCTCTAATAGACATTGAGTTTATTTGGTCTAGCGTCGGGTACACTCGGGTCACTGGTGCCGTTTCCGCAAGCACACTCCCAACATCTGGTGTACGCGCTGTCCTCCGCTTTGGTGTGGAAATGGTGTCTCCACTTTTCCCGGTTACTGTGCCAATCGCAACCTTTTCTTTCTTTGGCTTAACAACACTGATCAAGATTCCTTCTAGCGTTCCTTCTTCATTCGTCAAGACAGGCACTGAATTTTTTGGACTCTTGTAGAACCCTTCTGTTCCATCAGCGTATGCAAATTTTACTACACCAGTAATTTGATTTACTGATATTACTTTCACATCTTTGGTTACTGCGGTTGCTTTTCCATCAGCACCAACTGGGCCATCTCCGCGAATAATTTTAACCGAGTCGTCTACCTTTGGCAAAGTTCTGACATGATTTTGATAATCTCTGACAAGGGTTTGCTCTATTACTTTCCTCAAGTTATCCCTGTATACATCTATGCTTGCAAGCAACTGCTTAGCCTTGGTCTCATTTTTGCCCATAAGTATTTTGATTGCTCTTTTTATTTCATCTGGACTAGTCTTGTCATCAGCAGTAAACAATTCACTAAATTTTTGTACTATTCTTGTTCTTTCTTCTGCACTTGGATTTGTTTTTTCAAACGTGTCTAGAATAAGAGCAACAGAAAGCCCGGTTTTTCTAACGCCAGACCTATTAGATTTATCTTTAATTTGAGCATCACCAGAAGTAAGAGCGCGCATTATAAGTTTATCTTGCATTGCTTCAATAGCAATAGCAGTCCAGTCGCTTTTCGCTATGCTTGCCGCTCTCTCGTCAAACTTATATGCTTTGATAATTCCGTCTGCAACTTCTTTTCTTCTTGCATTTTCTCTTGACAGTTCTCCGCGGTTTGATTTTTCCATAGCATTTATATTGTCATTACCTGAATACTGTACCTTGCCGGGTTTGCCATCAGTGACAACATCATACAGTCCACCATCTGCTAGTATTTTTCTTAGTTCATTTCTTTTATCTTCGTTATTGGTTTCTGAAATTTCTTTTTCAATTGCTGCTTTAGTTTCCAATTGCTGCTCAAGACCAGCCCTCAACTCCTTGCTCCAAGGAAGGTCTTTAATTTCCTTTGCTGTTGTTATTGATGCTGGGCCATTCTTGTACACCTGATACAATGCACTAATGATATTTCCACCGCCAGCAACACCATAGTCTCTTTGCGCTTCATTGTTTCTTGTGATACGGAATCCGTCAATGAAATTTGTCTTGGCATTGTTGTATGCACTTTCAGAAATGTTTCCATTTTTTCTTAGCATATCCAATGCCATCATCGCCGTTGATACGGCCTCTCTCTGCTTGTTTCTTTTTCCGCCTACAAGCGTCTGTGTCCTGAAGTCCGGCGATGTTGGTGCCACTTCTGTCGAGGACAACTGGCTTGCAATCATTCTTCCCAGTGCGTATGCCGTGCCACCCGTCTCGCCCCAAAATGCCTGTGCATATGCAGTTGCAAGGCTAGGCATCCCATTCTCAAGGGCGGCGTAGAATCTCTTGAAGTCTTGCTCGATGCTCCAGTTGGTACCTCGTTTGCCACTGTCATCAGTGGCACCAGTGACGCGAAGGTCTCCAAGGGCTTTTGTCAAGTTGGTTCTGGTTGGGTCGCCACCATATCCGGGGTCGCGGAACACCGTGTCACCAGCAGCGAGTGCAGCATTCGCTTCCTCTTCGGTTCTTCTTGATTCCGGTGGCGTCTCATTGATATCCAGCCAGCCTCTTGATTCGGCATCCATCGAATCCATCATCTCTTTAAGTGCGTCACTGGGCGATACCCTTACCGAATCGGTGCGCGGTTCCCTTGGCGTGCCGGGTGCGCCCTCTGCTTCGGGAGCCAATGCGCTTACTTCTTCTTCTGTCAATGACTTGGGAAATTCTGCGTCATCTCGAATTGGCTGTGGATAATCTTTTTCAGCATATGCCTTTACTTGCGATACGGGAATATATCTGTTAGGTACGGTTCCTCCCATGCCATCGCCAAGGGGGAACCTCACCAATACCTGATCCACACCATTCTCTACACGCGATCCGATTACCGTCCCAACTCTGCGCTCCTGTGGCACACGCTGTATGGTTCCTCCCGCGACAGGTTGCGAGACAAGGTCTGCGGTGACTGTGACAACTTCTCCAACCTTTGGAGAGTAGCCAGTCTCAGCAGGAGTGACAGGGGCCAATGCCTTTGCCGCAGCGGCTCTGTCGGCCTCCACTTGCTCGGCTGTCCGCGGTGCTGATTCAGTTCGCGCTGGCTTCAAGTCGGCACGTACATCCCACATGCCGCCCTCAATAGGAATCAACCGTGGATTGCTTGAGTCGTCATCAGAGACAATTTTCTCAAGCCTTCCTACCTCTGCGATTCCCAGTTCAGTAGTAAGCGATGTTGCTAGAAGAGGCCCGCCGCTTTCAATGATTTTCTTTACGAGCCTATCCACACTTTCAGTAGCAAAGACTTTGGCTCGTTCTTTCTCTGCGCGACGGGCCTCCTCTTCTTTTCTTTTTTTCGCTTCGTCGGCACTTTCTGGTGAAGCCATCTCGCCCGTAGGTGTAGTGGGCGGTCGTCCTCCACCACCACCAGCACCATCAGCAGCATCAGCAGCGTCGTTTATGTCTTTCAGTGCCTTTGCTGAAGCGCGTATTTCTTCATCATGTGCTTTTAGCCTAACGACTTTGTCAACGTCGTTTAAGGTGAACCCGCCCCTGCCACCCGATGCACCATCCATCAAGAGATTAAAATCATCTGGGTTCAACCCTGCTTCAATCGCTTTCTGCAACGCATCTGGAGTGTGCCACTTGAGACCATTCAACTTCTCACCACCACCAGCGGCAGCAGCGGCAGCCTTCTCGGCATCAGCCTTGTCATTCAAGGCTTTTATGCGAGCCGCTTCACTACCGGCAGGGAAGGTACCGGCAGCAGGAGGAACATGATGAAGAGGAGGCACGAATGGCTCGGGCCTGAGTCTGCTATTTACAATTGTTGCCCCAGTAAAGTCGGTACCTTGAAGTGTGGTTCCCTTGAGATTGACATCATTCATGCTGGTCTTGGTCATGTTGGTACCGGTCAGGTTGGCCCTTTGCATGTCAGCACCAGTGAGGTCGGCACCAGCAAGGTTGGCATTGGTCAGGTTGGCACCTGTCAGTCTGGCATCAGTCAGGTTGGTCGCACTTAGCCATGCACCAGTGAGGTTCGCGCCGGTCAGGTTCGCGCCGGATAGGTTGGTATCTCGGCCGAATTTGGCACCTGTCAAATCCTGTCCCGAGAAATCACGACCGCTAAGGTCTTGCCCCGAGAAGTCTTGGGGTTCTGAAGTGACTGCACCATCATTACCAGTAGGAGGAGTACCACCACCACCACCACCAGCGGGCGCAGTGGTACCAGCACCAGCACTCTCAGCAGGGGCGGTACCAGCACCAGCACCCTCAGCAGCACCCTCAGCAGCACCCTCAGCAGGGCGATCCTTCTTGCGCCCATCCAGAGCATCTCTTTTCTGTATGAGTTCTTGCCTCTTTCTTTCTAGAATTAAATCTGCTTTTATATAATTACGGTCGTTTACATAGGTTATTCTTGTTGGCGTATCACCATGTAACTTATAAAAACCTTCTGCTAAATGGTCTTGAAAGTTTATAAGTTCAGTTATCATTGCTTCAACGTCAGTCTTGTCAATTATTGACGAAACATCCATTGCCCAAAACAGTTTTCCTGCTCGACCAGTTGTAAACTTTGTATCAAAAATAGTTACGTTTTCAAATAAGTTAAACAAGTCATCTTCCCAGAATCTTTCATCAGCACCTTTTTTTAGTTCTCTGAGTCTTTCCTCTTCTTGTAATTGAAGACTCAACTCAGAAGGCCTTGGTGGTTCTATTGAAAGGCCAGTTTTTTCAAAACCCATTGCGTCAATTTCAGCAGTAGTCCAAAACTTTCCTTTGCTCGGTTTCTTTCCTTCAAAGTCTGCTGGCGAAAGGCCAAGTTGGGTTGCTCTCTTTCCATTTGCAATAGAAAGAATACCTTTCCATGCTTCAGGCGGTACCCATTCGCGAGGGGCGGGGGCAGGGAGACGGATACCAGCACTAGCGCCAGCAACAGCACGGGAACTAATAGTTTCACCAGCACGGGCGGTACCAGCACTCTCAGCAGGGGCGGTACCAGCACGGGCCTCTTCGGCAAGTTGGCGTGAGGCTTCCTCGGCAGCCTTGCGTGCGGCTTCCTCGGCAGCACCAGCACTCTCAGCAGGGGCGGTACCAGCAGGGTCACTAGTCGCTTTTTCTTGTGCAATTCTTTCAAGATCAGAAGCAGCCCAGAATCGTCCTGATTCTGGTTTCTTTCCTTCAAAGTCTGCTGGTGTAAGTCCAAGTTTCTCTGCCTTGATTGCTACTGCAGTAGAAAGAACACCAGTCCAGTCGTTTTTTACTGGACTTTCTTGCTGCATACCAGCAGCATTACTCCTAAGATTATAAAGCCTAGCAGCCTCCTCCCTATCAGTCTCTGCTTTCAGGGCCGCTTCCGCCTCTGCTGCTGCTCCTCCCAACTCTGTTCTTGATGGCACCACTTCTGGTGCTATCTGGTTTTCTTCGTCTGCGTTTCCTCCTCCTGCCCCGCCTGCCAATTCTGTGCCGATTGCTTGCGCTTTGTTTCTTGCGCCAAGTCTCCCGGTCGCTGAGAAACCACCACCAACAATCTTTCCACCGAGCACCATGAGCACAGCGCCAAGGCCATCGTCGTTGTATTCGCTGCTTGTCGCACCACGCACCAAGTCCCACGGCCTGTTCTGCTCTGCTGCCTTCTGGATTTCCCCCTGCTGTCGCTCTTGGAAAAACTCTTCTCCAGCCTCCAGTGCAGTGTCAGAGAGCGCATGTCCAGCCTTGAGAAACTTCTGGGATATTCCGCTCTTGAGCAATTGACTTTCAACTGCACTTCTTACTGGCGCACTTGCTGCAATTCTTTTTGCTGCTCCAGTTTCAAGCACAAGTCCTGCAAGTTTCTTGAGTGGCTTAACGCTGGCTCCTTCAAGCAGCACGCTAAGTTTCAAGTTATCTACACCAACTTGATTTGCTATTTCATTCGCCTGCTCTATGGATTTTCCAGCAACTCTGGCGTCGTTGTATGCACTTCCCATTTCAAGCAATGCATCAGTACCAGCACTGCCAGCAAACCTAGTGAATGCAATGCCGATTCCAACGACTGCTTCTGAAACACCATATGCAAGGGCAACTGGAGCAAGCACTTCAGCAAGAATTGAAACAGGCACCGCGGCGGCTGCACTAATAGCCATTGACCCAGCGCCACTGCCCATTGTCTGTGCGCCTACCGTTGCGTACCACTTCGGGTCGGTAATCTTTTCCCAAGAGGTTGCTTCAGGGTACTCGTATGCATCGCCAAGCATCTGGCCTAGCCCAGTGCCAGCAGACCTGAGATCGCTCGCCCTCTGTAGCATGTTCTTGTTGCCAAGAGCAGTGCCCGCCTTTTCCGTGAGCGTGGTGAGTGGTGCTGCTGCGCTTCCTATTGCGCCACTCACAAAGTTCCTGCCTGCTGTGGCTAGGAAGCCTTGATCCTGATTGGCCTTGTATGCTGCAATCGCGTCTTGCTGCTCTTGCTGTGCAGCCAATTGATCTTGCCGAAGCCTGTCAGCAAACATTTGCTGGGCTTGTGCGCCACCTGCCCATTGGTTATCGGCCCCCATGCTCAGCGACTGTGGCTGTCCTGCAACAGCGGGTGGAAGAGGCATGGAGAGTGGTGCGCCAATGCCGCCAAGATTCTGCTCTGCCTGTGATCCTTGTGCCCACTGTGGCACAGAGGTCAATGGCTGCGAGGGCGTGATATCTGGGGTCTGAACACCTTGGCTGAAATCAACCGGAGCCGGTGGCGCAACAATAGGCTGCTGTTGCTGGAATGCTGGTGGCACCGCGCCACTGCTGCTTCCCTTGTTCAGTTCCTCTGCTGGACTGACAATCGACCAACTCTTGATACTCTTTCCGCTTGGCATACTGATTCACCTCACACGCTTCTTTAAATAGAAACGAATGTGATGGTGCCCCGAGCAGGAATTGAACCTGCGACGCACGACTTAGAAGGTCGTTGTTCTATCCGCTGAACTATCGGGGCAAAAAAGTGCCGCCCAGTTGGGGGAAACTGGACGGCTGAGCCGACGCAAGGGGAAGGGTATGACACTACAGGTGCCACGCTTCCATTATACCACAGTGTCTCTCATCCACATGAGGTCGAGTTTCAGTTCCTCGTCCTCGCATTGCTCGATGTCTGCTGACTCCCACATGATCCCGTATCCCATGTCTTCCATGCCTCGGCCTTCTGGAAATTCAATTCCGAAACGGTCAACAAGGACAAACGTATTGTCTCGTGTCACCCTGACGAGCCATACCTTGCTATTGGTAAAGACAAAATCGCGGTCAGTTATTCCTTGGGTCAATGCCTCGTACCTCCTGCATCAGTGAGATGTGTGCGCTCATCACTTCCCGTAGCGCCAAGATCAGTTCCGTCTGTGTCTTCTCAAGCAATATGATCCTTGCTTGAAGAGCATGCACATGTTCTTCTAGGTCGGTGTACTCTTCGTCATCGGCGAACTGATCCTCAAGCCACTTGTCAAAGTTCTCGCTGTTCATGAAACCTCTTCCTCTCGACCGCTGAGTGGGGTAGGCAGGGTAGGCAAGTAGGCTACTTTCCTACTTAAGGCGTATTTTTCTCTTGCTGGTCGGAATATACATGCAATCCGACCAACTCTACTATGAGGACTATTTTATGGAAAAGTAGCCTACCTAGCCTACCCTCTATCTGTTAACCGCCCAAAAGTAGCCTACCCCGAGGGCCAAAGTAGCCTACCCCAGACCTAATGTTGCCTACCCAGTACCATTGATTTCGCCACTTGTACTCACCCGAGAGCCAGTCACACCCTTCTGCTCTTGGTACTTGCTGCCAAGTCCTGATGAGCCATACGGTCGCTCGGCACCTTTGGTTTGAAAAAAACAAAGTTGAGCAATGCGCGTGCCAGCCCAGAGCGCGATAGGCTCGTCGCTCTGGTTGTAGAGTTCGAGTGTGATATTCCCGCGAAAGCCGGGGTCGATGAAGCCCGCGGTGCAATGCACGCTTAGCCCCTTCCTGCCGTGGCTGCTCTTGCCCTCCACACGAGAGGCGATCATCTTGCTCAGTGCAATCCACTCGTGCGTGGATGCCAAGACAAACTGTCCCGGCACCAGCGTCCAAGGGTTTGCAACATCCTTGTGCTTCACGCTAGGGATGATTACCTTCTCGCCCCGCACCATGATCTCCTTGTCGAGATGAACCTCATACGATGCGGGCTGTAGGCACGAGTCGAAGAAAGGCGTGATGCCAATATCTTCTCGTGCCATTGCTGCCCTGATCTCCCCGTCTGAAAGCATCATGTTCTCCTTGGTGCCCTAGCACCTGTGCGCTAGGGCACCCTCTGCATCTACGTGGGGTTCTGGTTCGGTTCGCTGTACAACTTCTCGTACTTCTCCGCCAGTTTCCACCAAGGATTAGTATCGCATGCACAGCCATCCATCACCCAGTCCTCGGAGTTGGGTGCGTCAATGCTCATCACGATGTAGTGCTTATGAGGCTCGCCGTTGTCAAACGAGATGATCCACTCGCCATCGTCGACCTCGAAGTGCCGTGCGAGTGCAGTCTTGAATATCTGCATGACATCCCGGCCCCTATACGCAAAGCCATGTGCGTAGTCGCCGTTCTTGTTCTTGTCCACCATCACGTCGTAGCCCAGCCCCACCATGTCCACCATCGTGCGAGTGAAGTTGTTTGGGTAGTACCACTTCCACCACTTCACGTCGCCATAGGTGACTGGCAACTGGGTTGCTGCGCCGATCTGCACACGTGAAAGATCGTAGGTCAAGAACTCTTCAGGCTTGTCCATCGCTTGATTCCTTTCCGCACTAGCACAAAAACACTGCCTAGCATGTAGCCAAGAGTAAGCAATCCTCTCCGCCAGTTCACACGTATTCACTCCGCTTGTACTTTATCTCCTCGTCGATCTCTTCGATTGCATCCGCAAGCAACACCGGCTCGTGCTTTGGAATCGAGAAGTCGATCCAGTACTGCACATACTCGGGCTTCTCATACGGGTTATTGCTGCGGACAATCTCCTCGTGCACGGTGCACGACACATGGATACCGTTGTCTGTCTCCTCGATAATCCAGTCGCTGTATTCCGCGCCTATGGCCCGTATCCTTTCGCGTACCAGTCCTTTCACGCTGCTGATGATTGCGGGCAACATCATCACTCACTCCTTCTCACGATGCCACTGGTCACAGAGGCCATCACGTCCTCGTCTTCGTCTGCATGCTTGCCATCAGTGGCGGCGTTTACCACGCGCCTTTTCTTGTCGATCAGTGCAGCGATGTCCTCGTCGATGGTGTCCGTGCCGATCATGTACCAAGCAGTACATGCATTGCGCTGGCCGATCCGGTTCACACGATCCTCTGCCTGATCATGAGTGCCGGGGTTCCAGTCCTGTTCCGCGAAGAGCACATCACTCGCGGCGGTAAGGGTGATGCCTACACCACCGGCCCTGATGTTGCACACGATGATGCGCCTAGAAGGATCGTTCTGGAACTTGTCTACGGCATCTTGCCTGTCCTGCATCGAGGTTGCACCCGTGATCTTGAGGGCATCCCAGTCGTTGGCGATCAGTCCAACAACCTCCGTGTGATGGGCGAACACCACGAGTTTCTTGCAGCCATCCTCAAGAAAGTTCTCGATCCATGCGTTGATGGCTTCCCGCTTGCCAATGGCGGCGAGTTTCTTGAGCGCGGAATACTTCACGAGTTCTTCTGCCCTGAGCACGGTGTCCGTGGCTTGCTTGTACTTCTTGGCTATCGTGTCATCAAGCCACGCCTCAGGGTTCACGGCCCCTCGTGAGAGTGCCCTTTGCTCGGCTAGCCAACCCTTGTCGCTGATCACCTGCTTGGCAATCCACTGTGCTACTGCACGCTCGGCTTTCCTGTACTCCACTGCATTCGATATCTCCACGGGTACTATCGTGCGTGTCTTCTCTGGCAGATCGGGAAGCACTTCTGCTTTCGTGCGCCGTAGCATCACCTCATTCCTGAGCCTTGAGTTGAGTTCCAAGAGGTTGGCTGCACCGCCGTAGTCCATTGCAAACCCGTTGTGCACGGGGGCACAGTACCTGTTCGTGAAGCCCTTGAAGCCACCGAAACTCCCAAGCGCACCGGCAATGCCAAGGATGCTCACGAGTTCGATGGGCCGGTTGAGTACTGGCGTGCCGGTAAGCAGCATCCGCATGGGAATGCCGTCATGCACAAGAGTCTTGGTCTTCGTGTCCCAGCCAGTGGCTAAAAACCTCACCCCCTTGGTGCGCTGTGTGTCTGGAGTCTTTAGGTAATGGGCCTCATCGCAGATGATGCTCTTGAACCCACGTGCCAACAACCCCTTCATGTGCTTGCCAAGGATGTCGTAGTTGATCACGGTCATCTGGGCATCCGGGTCGTTGCTCGGTATCTCGTGCCGCTCCTTGCCGATGGCAAAGCGCACGGGTTTCTTGTCGCCAATGCTCGTGATCCTGAGATTCGGAAACCACATGCGTGCTTCCTTGAGCCAGTTGATCTTCACAATCGCGGGACATACCACCAGTAAGGGCCACTGATCTGCTACGTGCACGGCGGCTAGTGATTGCAGGGTCTTGCCCGTGCCCATGTCATCGGCAAGGATGCTCCGTTGCTTCTCGGTCAGCCACTCCACACCCGTGCGCTGGAAGGGTCGCAAGGTACCTGTGAACCCCGGTACCACGCCATCCCACTTGGGCTTGGGTTCCTGTACAGGCACAGGGGTTTTGAAGTAAGCAAACAATCGCTCTAGCACGCCAGTCACCTCGGCATCAGCCACGAAATCTCGTGTGGCGCACAGCACCTCCACGCACTTGGCGGCTTGGCTTCCCTTGCCGAGACTCCACACGCTCTCTGCTTTCGATGTCATGGTCGGTTCATATCGCGCACCATGTTCCTTGAGCAAGGCAATCATGTCTGCGCTATAGGAGAAATGCACAAGGATTTTGTCGTGCATTGCGCTGATCCGTGCAACACGCGGTCTTGCACTAGGCGCAGTAGCCCTTGCCCATTCCTCTTGCGTGCTATCGGAAGGCACGCTCAGGAGTTGCCACGGAATCCATACGAGTTGTGTGTTCTTGTACACACGGGCCACGTTGTACGCGGCCCTGAACTGCTTGTGAGTCCATCGCATGTAGCCAAGGTTTGCAAGATCATGGCCGATCCCAGTATGCCCGCCTGAAAAACCCATCATGTTCTCTTTGGAAGCGCGGTCGGAGTCCCGTGCTTGAAGGAATGCCAAGCCTTCATGTATGCGTTGGGCCGTTTCGAGTAGGGTTAGCATGCCACATCTCCTCTGCACAAAAGAAAACCCCTCTGTGTTTTCACACAAAGGGGCACATGAACAGCCACCTGCTGCAATCAGCCGATGGTGGTTCCCTTCAGCCAAGCCTCAACAACCACGCGCCTGAACAGCAGACGCTTCGTGCCCAACTTGACACCGCCCGGAACCTGCCCGCTGTTCGCCAACTTGAGGGCCGTTGCATACGGCATGCCCATCATCTTGGCTAACTTGGGTACGGTAATAAACTCTGCGCTCGTGGTATGCCATACCTTGGCACGCTTAACAACCATGATCTGCCTCCTTTGCCCTATTGTATGTGAGCACTTGCTCACTAGAACTATACTGCATCCTCTTCTTTCTTTGCAAGTGCAGGCCAAGATTCCTCGAACTCGTCACGAAATCCGTCGAACCACGCGCTTGAAAGTTCGTGCCAGTCCACTTCCCTGAGTGCACCATACACAAGAGACCGTGCTATTGTCTGATCGCCACCTGCCGTGAGACCCCAGTCTGCTATCTCGTGCACTCTCTCCCTGAGTTCGTCCCTGAATGCCCACACACATGCTATAAGATGCCCATGTTCATCTTCGTGCTGGTCGCATTCCTTACGCCAGATGGTTTCCATGTCGTCCTTGAAAACATCGGGGCCGATCTCCACCCCGATAAGCCACGTCTCGTAACTGCGCCAGCCGTTGTAGCCCTCAGACATTTGCATCCTCCTGCATGATTCCCGCTTCCCGCAGATGCCGAAGCAAGTCTTGGTCGCGTTCCTTCTTCGCGTTTACTGCAAGCATTGGATCGTACACAACCCGCAAACCACCAACGAGAGCATTGTAGAGTTCCGCATGATTGCTGTCGATCTTCTCGTCGATACCATGCAACCGTGTGAGGATCGTGTCGAGTTTCCTTTCTGCACTGTAGCCACGTGCGCTATCGGCAAACAGACTCTTGATCTCCACGAGTGTTTCCTGAATCTCTTCAAGCAGACTCTCGGTATTGCTATTGCCGTCGATGTTTTCCACGTTACTCTGGATGTCATCGACCGTGCCCTCGATGGCGTCCACAGTTCGCGCTATGCCATCCATCGTGACAGTGATGGCCTTGATCTTATCCAGTGCCCTGCTCATGTCATCCGAGATGTCATCCACGGCGATCTTGGTGCACGTGACAATGGTGCTTGAGGTTACATCGCGCACGATGCTATCACTCACGAGTTCCAGTTCGTGCGTGGTCACGAAGTTGCTCTCGGCCATCTTCGTGCTGACGATATCTTGCGCGGCGGTATTGATGGCCTTGATGGTGTTGTAGGTATAGCCCTCTAGCATTTCCTCGAACTCACGCTTGAGGCCGCTAATGAGAAGCAAACGTGAGAGCAAGTTACGACCAAACATTTTCGGTTTCCTTTCGTGCTTGACGCCTGTTCTTCCGTGCTAAGGCAAACAGTACCTTTCGCAACTTCTGCCAGTGCATGCTTATGGCATCCCACTCCACCACACGCACGGCACCTGCTACCGGATCACTCTTGATGTCTTCCCACACCTCCATGCACAGGTCATACGTTTCCTGATTGGCCTCAAGCGCAAGGTCAATCATCTCTGGCGTGACAGCGTCAGGAAGCAGCGGCTCTGCGGGTTCTTCGTCCAAGCAACTGTCCAGTGCTTTCGTAAGCCACTCTGGCATTGCCCCAACATGCTGTGCAATCCACGCCTCCGTGTTGTTTGCCAAGACATTTTCCTTTCTGCGAGTGACTCGGACACATGTAGATGCCCTTTGGCAACGGCACTCCCTTGAGCACCGCACCTGTACCGCCGCCCAGACCCGGCACTACTGGCGGCAAGTGCACGCCGGGGATCAACTCTGCCTCCTCTCCTGTGATGAAAGCCAGTGCAGATGGCTTCACCTGCACATTCCTGAGTGCATGGAAGTCCTTCAAGAGTTCCAAGATTGCCTCGTGTGCTACTGGGTCGCCGTCCTCTCGCAAGTGCCATGCCCTTGTGGCTGCCCAGAAGTCAACTTCCGGCAGGGCTTTGGCGACTTCGATCCACATCTGCACATACTCTGTGCGATAGAAGTCACCTTGGTCATGGATTCTGAAGTGCGAGTTGGCTTTGGTTGCATGCCGTACATAGCCAACCTGATAGTCGATCCAGTCTTGCTCGTTGCCATTCTCTATGCACTCCTGTGTGTAGAGCAAGCGATTGATCCCTGCTTGCTTGGCATTGGGCATCTTGTAGCGCGAGGACTTGGCTCTGGGATAACACCACGTGCAAATGAACATGGTGCCCTTGTCGTTGGGTTTCTTTAGCGCGGGGCTAAGTTGCCTCTCGGTAAACGTCGCACTTGGACAGGTATGAATCCCAGCAGCACCCAGTGCAGGAATGCCCCAACTACTTGTGGGCAACTTGCTAGTGAACGTGCCCCATGATGTGAAGTATCCCGGCACCACGATCTTGCCGTGCTTCCAGAGCATGTCATTGCGTAGGGTAACCGTCGTCATTCGTGTGCTCCTCTATCGTGCATGAGACAATACACCATCCAGTGATATCACTTGCCTCATTGAGCACGTAATCCATCACACTTGGTGTGAGAGCCGCGTTGCCACCGTCGTTGTACTCCACGAATAAATCTGGCACATCAACTAGCAACTCCTGATCGAATATTGCTTGCGCTATTTGATTACTTTCCTCATCGCCATCGTTGTCGATCTCGATCTCTCGCACGAAAAACCTCATTGCTTCACCTCGTTTGTGCTAACGTCGTCATCCGTGTCTTCCTCGTCGCCCTCCTCAATGCCAAGGAACTGCTTGGCATCATTCAGTGCGTCCTTGAGGTGCCTAGTCATCTCGTCCGACGAGATATCTTCGTCGACGTTACCGATGAGTTGCAGGAGAAGCCGGGTGGCCTCTTCGACAGTCTGATCGACATGCTGACCATGAAGCCGGTTCATCTTCTCAAACTCGTATGGTGTCATGTTAGTCATTGTTCTCTTCCTTCTCATTATTCGTGCTAACATCTTCTACCAACTCTAGTGCACGCCTAAGACCTGCGATGGTCTTCGTGTGATCCCTTGCACCACTCGCCAGTTCGCGTGCAACGGCCTCATCTTTTGCGTTACGACTCCTTTCGTTGGCATCACGAGACATATCCCGTGCGTAGTTGATCTCTTCCATGATGGCTTTCTTCACGAGTGAGAGTACGTTCTGGGTTTCCATGCCTATCCCCGCTTCCATGTGCTGGTACCTGTGCCCTTGAGTGACTCGATAAGCGCGCTTGCACTGTCCATCGTGCCATCGAAGCCCATCGCACTAGGCGTGGTCTTTGCCTTGGTGCAAAGCGTAGTCAGGTATGCAATCTGTTTCTCAGTTGCTTCCCGTCCACTAGATGCACGAGGTGCATCCCTGAGCGCATCGTCTTCGAACGGCGTGTCGTCACTGATCTCTGGCGCACTCTCGCCATCGCCCTTGAGTTCTTCGAGGGCAGTGACCCCGATGTTCATTGCGTCACGCAAAGCCCTAGCCTTAGCACGAGTGGCAGCCATTCGTATGATGTGTGGTGCAATCGCCTTGCTAGTGTTCGCAGCCGATGCATCACCGATCTCCTCGAAGATAGCGAACGTGTCATTATGAGCGACGGTCACGATGGCTTTCGCAATAGCAACGAAGGAGTTCTCTGCGCTTGGAGCCTGCACCAACTCCACACGAATGTCCCTAAGCCCACGCTCATGTGCGAGGTCAAGCAACCCCGCATAGAGCACAAAGATTTTGCCGTTGCGCTGGATGAGAAACTCGCTTTTCATTCTGCACCTCCGAAGTAGTTCTTGATCCTACGATCAGTCCGCTCTATCTTTGCCCTTACATTGTCGATCTGCCACAGTAGCCATGCGCCAATGAATATTTGCATGATCAGTATGGTGAACAAGAGGTCGATGATCAGTCCCGTTTGGTTTATCATGCTAGATGTATCCTTTCCACCTGAGCCACGAAGGGAACCCATGCTCGCAACGGCCATCGGGTTCTACCCAACAGCCATCGAGCGTCTCGCAACCTCCTTCCTCATCCCACTCCATGAGCGTAGTGAGGTCTGGTTCGAACCAGTGTGGTGCCACTTGGCTCTCGTGCTCACAGCCCTCGGTGCTGCACACGATCACGGCGTACTGGTACCAGCCTCTGCCGCCATTCGCGCTAGGGTCTTCGTTCTTGTGCCTTTCCCATCTCACGGGATCGAAGTCGCCGATTAGACGTTTGTGATGTGCTTGAATCATGTGCTCGCAGCGCAGCAACTCTGGCATTAGTCCCTCCATCCGTAATCAACGGCGTGCTTGTTGACCAGCACGCCCTTTACGCGTGGCAGCACGGCACCTTGCAACTTGCCCAGTAGCCTAGACACACGCAAGGTCTCGTTGAAGCACTGCGGATACGAAGCGATGTCCTTGTGGTCGGCGATGCTGCTAAGCAATATGCCGACCATCGCGTTGAGCCTCGCGGCCATGTAGTTGAGGTCTTCGTACTCGCTCGTGCGCTTCCGGACCACAGTCTCGTCGAAACTCTTGATCGCAAACACGTTGTTGTTCTCAAACCACTCGCGAATCACGTCGCCTTCGCAGTCGTGCCAGAATGTAGTGGTCAGCATGTCGATCTGACGTTCACACGTGGCCCATGAGGTGTCGGTTACCTTGTGAGCCTCCGCACAGTAGACCGGCACTACGACTTGGAGAATCTGGTCAGAGACGTTGAGTGCCGCGTATGCTCCCGGCTCGTAGAAGCGCACCTCGAACTTGGCCGGGGCATTGATCACCATGCGCGAGAAGAACTCCTCGTAGTTGGAGTCCTTCCCGTACCAACTACCATATTCGTTCGTGTCCGAGTACTTCTCCACTTCCCCCTCCCCATTCCGCGTGTACATGTCGCTCTCGGCCTTGTAGCCGAGCGCAAACATGTGATCGAACAGTGCCTTGAGCGTGTCAGTGTTCTTCATGTCCGCCATCAGTTTGCTCCCTTCAGGTTGTGCTTGATGCGCTCGATCTCCACGAACTGCTTTGCCTTCGCGCTTACCTCCGCCCTTGCTTTCTCGTATGCGTGCTCCCTCACCACAGCCTCGGCTATCACCTTGGTTGCATACTCGCCAAGAGCACCGCCATTCATACGCAACTCTCGTGCGTATCGCTCCTTGTACTCCTCCAAGTACCGAACGGCGACCTCGCGATGGTCGATGAGCGGCCAGAGCAGTTTCAGTAGCCCGCGCTCCATCTCCGGCAGCCCTTGCTTCTTCGTGCCAAAGAGGCCGTCGAGCCTATCAGTCCCGTCTGCGTCGTCCTCTGCGGCATTCATGAACGTGATCACACTCCACTCTAGAAGCGCGACCTCGTCGGTCTGGTGCCATTCGGGTGCGGTGATGTTGTTCGCCAAGAGATCGTCGTCGAACGTCCCCTGCCCTATGGGCACATGGAACTTCGACGGCCACGACGCGCTTACGTACTGGAAAACCACATCCGTTGCCTGCTGTGCGATGCTCTTTAGCAAGTTGGTCATTCCCGTTTCCTTTCGTGTGTGTGTGGGCTACAGGCAACAGGCCCGTAGCCCATGTGTGCTAGTCTGCCTCTTCGGTCACCTCCTCCTTCACGTACTCGTACTTGGTGAACTGTGCGATGAGACGTGAGATCAGGATCAGCGTCTCAACCTTCGCGCCAATCACCTCGTTTGCACTGGATGCGAAAGCGATCTGGCGTTGAAGTGTCTCTCGCATGTTGTGTGGAATGGTGGATGTTTCCGACAGTTCAAGCATCTCGCATATGTTGTTCATGCTTCTGCGATGATCATCTTGCAAGGCATCACGCATCGTAGCGATTGAACTGATGAGTTTCGCGTCGTTGAGCACACTCTTGTACGGCATCTGTGTCTCCTTCTTTCGTGATGAGCCATACCAAACCAAAATCCCCCGTCCCTCACGCCATGCGCTTCACACCCCCTTCCCGGTCGCGCACTCCAGCACGTCCCACGCATGGGCTAGCGCATCGTGCATCGTGGGGTACGTGCCAACCGGCCAGTCGGCACCATCCACTCGCATGAGTGGCGTGATCATGCCGTCAATCCTCGCGAACGTGATCGACCAGTTCATCTTCGCCCACTTGCCATCCACTACACCACTCACGTCCCCGTAAGCGATGGTGTCCATTGACCTACCCATCAGCCATCGCGTATTCGCCCACGATGGTGACCAAGGTGTCTGCCTCATGCCCATGGTTCTACCCTCCACGTCTGGTTGAATGTCAGTGTCAGTCGGTTCGCTAGTGCACTGGCCGCGTTGGGCAAGTCACCCATGTGACCACCAACCGACACGCTGTTTTCTGCACCCACACCCACGATGATGTTGAGTAGTGGGTCGCTCATCGCACACCTATCTGCGATGCTCTGAGCGAGAGTTTCGTTCTCGCACACGACCACCGTCATGATGTCGTGTCCTATGAGCGGCCGTGGAACAGCAATCCTTGGCGTGCCGTACATGTGTGTGTTTCCTTCGGCGGCAGAGACGAAAAAACCCCACGCACCCGAAGGCACGTGGGGCGAGTGTGTGCCGAACCGTATCAGCGATTACGGTTCATGTACGCGATGGCTTCGGCGTACTCTCGCCTCATGCGGGCGACTGCCATCTCCGCGCTCTCGGCGGTGGAGAACCCCTTCACAGGAGAACTCCCTTCGCGAATGATGGTGTACGTGATGCTTGAGTGGCCGGGGCGAAGGACATCGTTGACGCGATGGTTTGTCTGCTCTGCGATGATGGTGTAGTTCTGCATTGTCATTCCCCTTCGTGTGTGGTTACTTGCTGGGTTCGACAGACCAGACAATCTCGGCGAAACTCAAGCGCAACGCACGAACGATCTGGCGAGCGTTGTCGCCCTCCACATGTCCGTAGTTGTCGTCCTCACAAGCGACGGGGCGAATGATTGCCAGTCGGCCAAGTGCGTTTGCGAGGATCTTACCCTCGCGAGTGGCTGGTACGGTGATGAGCGTTCTCATGAGTGAGAAACTCCTTCCGTGTGTCCGTAGCGTGCCGTTCACTGCCGAAGCGGATGTAACGGTGGACACAAAAAAACCTCTCGCACCCCGAAGGGTACGAGAGGCGAGGGGCTAGTGCAGTGTGTGCTATGCCAGTCGAAGGATCAACGCAACCTTCTCGTTGTCCGTGAGACTGTTGCTCTCTGCGAGTGCACGAATCCCCATCAGGGTCTCGTGCATGCGATCCTCTCGCTTGCCCGAATCGTTGAGCAGATCGCTCAGTTCTGCGCCAATGTTCAAGTGCTTGTCCGCATCCTTGGCTGCTTCGGATGCCATCTCGGTCATCATCACGAGCGAAGACTGCAACTCTGCGATGTCCTCGTCCTTCCGTGCGTTTGAGTCACGTGCATCCTCAAGTTCCTTCACGGTACCTGACATGTCACGCTCGTACCCATGGATGCGATCTTCGAGCGTGTCAATGCTCATCTGGAGACTCTCAGCACGTGCGATGGCGTCGAAGTGCATGTTGCTCTGGTAGGTGAGCAACATGCGCTTCTCCACGAGTTCGGTATTGCGGCGTGCGATGGCCGCTTCGAGATCGCGGATCACGAGATTGAGGTTCTCATAACGTGCGTCGATGTGCTTTGCAGGCTGGCACATGTTGTCGATGGCAGCAGCCTCATCAGCCGCACGGGCTACCGCATCCTGAGCGCAGTCGTTGCAGCCGGTCTGGCACCCGCACTCGTCCTCGTTGAGCGTTGCACCGTTGGCGTTGTGGTTGAGCATTGGAGTCTCCCATGAGCATGTGTCTGAGCGTGCCGCCCACTGCAAGCAGATGTGACGGTAGACACAAAAAAACCTCTCGCACCCCGAAGGGTACGAGAGGCGAGTGTGTGTGCAGGGTGGACTAGGCTACGGTGGCTACCGGCGGTACGAACCGTCCGACAACCTTCACCGTGGCCGTGCCCGCCCAGATGTACACGACCGCGGCAGTCTTGCCAGAACCAGCGATGGTGATGGCATCCGTGAACCCCTGCGAACCCTCGGGTGCCTTCGCCATGTTCTTGGCGGGCGTGCTACCCACCCCAGTGACGACCCCGCGATAGGTCTCTGCCACCACGACGTTGCCGTTGACACAGCGAACGCTACTGGCCGGAACAGTGACGATGTCTCCCTTGCGGTAGGCACCCTTGAGCGCGGCCGGGGTGGTGTCATAGGTCTTCTCAACGACGACTGCAACTGGAGTGGTCTTCGCTACGGGCGTGGCCTTGACTGCGGGTGCTGCGACTGCGCGGGTTTCGAGTGCCTTGATCCTCGACTCGAAGTTGTCCATCCGCTCGCTCAGGCTCTTGCAGGTGATCGCTGCCATTGTGGTTGTCCGTTCTCGGGTCGGTCTCAAGTACCGGATGCCGATGCCGTTATGAACCATACCCACTGTTTTGGGGCAATCTTATCTGTAAAACTCATTTGACTCGCAGTTTCTACCCTGTTTTTTTGCACCATCTTGCATGAATTGGATAGGACAATTTTCGGGAAACGTATGCACATGCAAAATCCCCCCTGCTCAGGTGCGTAAAAAAATTTCTATATTCTGCTCTGATAAAGAGTACACATGCAAAATACACACGAGCCAGACTTACTGCGCGATACCCCGGATACCAATCTAAATACCTCCCTTTGCCAGCAAAAATCCAAAATCGTTTCAATAGGTGATGCCAAAAGAATTCACGATACCCGGAACAACGAAGCACACCGAAGACTGGATTGCAATCTGGTTTCGGCGTCAATGGAACCGCTGGCGTGAGCGCCGTGACCTCGACACTGTGGTGCGCGACATCATCTACCAGCAAAACGACATAGACCCCACCGGCCCCAACGGTGAAGAGAGCAGCCTCAACCATGAGATCGTGAGGACTGGCCTTGCACGTACCCTCATGCGCGAATACGTGGGCATTATCAGCGGGGAGTCGCCGAAGTTTGAGTGCCTTCCTGATGGTCTCGGCCCGCAGAAGCAGAAGGTTGCTTCAATGGTCGAGGAATGGGATGCCGCTTGGTATCAGGATGCTGGTGGCAACGATGTCCAATCCCTCGTGGATGGTGACGCCATCGCGTATGGCCGTGGCATCTCCTATGTCGTATGGGCACGCCAGTACTGGAGTAACTTCCCTGAACCAGAGGAAGGCGAAAACGACGGCAACTATCTCTCGCGTGTCTCCTCATGGGCGCACAACGCACCAAACCCCATCCTCAGGATGCATTGCCCCGCACCGCAGGCCATGTTCGACGACGACGAATGGACAAGGCTCTACGGTCACCCCAATGTCGTCTACTGGTATCACAGGCCGATCAGCGAGATCGAAGCGTCGTACCCAAACAGCGAGATTGTGAAGCGTCATAAGGGGAGCAAGAACAGCGCCTCCGATCCGCTCGTGCTATTCATGACAGTCGCGAACAGGAAGTACATGACCTATGCGGTGTCGCCCAATCTTGCGGTCTCTGATCCCGATTCGCAGAAGGCCCAGCCGGTGGCGGTGCTTCACATGCAGCCGGGCGACGTGGAAATCCTCAACACCTTTGAGCATGGCGCTGGAAGAAACCCCTTTGAGATTGTGATCGGCGACAGTGGCAGCGATCCGGCCCTTGTACACAAGTACTCGGGGCTGTTCGACAACTGTCTTCGTGTGCTCGTGCAAATAGACGAAAGTATCAGCCAAGCCGCGACAGCAATCCGGCGCTATGGCAGAGGGCAACTCGTACTCATGCACGAGTGGGGGCCAGCGGGTCAGATTCCCGGCGGTGTCGATCCAGACACCATGACGCCCCGTGAAATAGACTGGGAGCCGGGCCGCGTGCTCTCCCTTGCTCCGGGCGAGAGGCTTGCATTCGTGCAGCCAGACCTCAATGCGTATAAGGCTGGTCTTGAGTTTCATGACCTGCTCACGCGCTATGTGGCCCGGGACACGATTGACCCAAGCGCATGGAACTCCTCGGCAACAAACAGCGGATTCCAACTCGTGACCATTATCCAGACGGCACAGAGAAAACTCAAGAACTTTGTCACGAGAAAGAACCGCTCGATTGAGAACACCATGCGGGCTGTCCACGGCATTGTCGAATACATTGACCGGCCGATCTCGATCTTCCGCGCGGTAGACGAAATGAGCGATGGTGGCACGATTGATTCAGTCGGCGGCTGGGTATCGCTTGATCCTGCTGATGCAAGAAGCGCAAGGATTCGTGTGAAACTCGCCCCGAAGATCGACTCTGCCGATGCCTCCGCTGCACAGATCGGCATCCAGTTGGCACAGGCGACCACCAATGGCTGGCTCGATATCGACAAGGACTGGATTCTCTCGCGCTGGCTTGGCCTTGAGAACCCTGAGCGCCACAGAAGGGCTGCCCTGATCCAGCGGTTCATGAACGCGCCAGAGATTCAGCAGTGGCTCACGAAGCAGGCCATCGACGATGCAGAGATGAGTCTGAAGGCAGAGGATGCGAGGAAGGCTCAGGCTCTCCAGAACATGTCGCCAGCAGAAATCGCGATGGCACCACAGGCGCTGCAACAGGAACTTGCGGCACGCGGCCTGATCCCCGGTGCTGCTGCCCCCAGTGTTCCGGGCCAGCCCGGCGGCATGATCCCTCCGCAGCAGGGTGGAATTCCCGGCGGGGCACCGGGCATGGCTGGTCTCATGCAGGCCATCGCGCCGCCGGGTACTCCTGCTCCCGGAAACGGAACCACGGCTGGTGGTGGCCCCGGTGGCGTAGATGCCATCTCGCAGATGCTGGGTGGTGGCACGCCGCAGCAGAGTCCCTTTGGCGGCCTCGGTGCTGCCCGCTCGGCACAGCAGACTGGCACGCCCAACTCCCCGCTTCAAGGCGGAGTCCGATAATTGAGATACAATTAAGACATGACTGAAGAAATGCTTTCTGCTCTAGAACGAGAAGCCCGTGGCAAGAGTTGGCGCGTGTCTTTTCTTCGCAACGGTGTGCCCGATACATTGCCAGAATCCGGTGGCTATCCATTGAGGATCGCAAGGGCAAAGGAGAAACGCATTAGGGCCATTGCCGCTGCTCTCGGTATATCCGATATCGTGGTGGTAAGCACGCTTGTGGCACAAAGCGCCAAGGCACAAGGCGCTATGGCGGTGCCGGGTGTACTGCCCGTGTCAAGGCACAAGAGCCGATTGCGTTCGCTTGCAGAGAGTGAGGGCATCGACCTTGATTTGCTTGTCAACCCGGACGCACTCGAAGCCTTGTCGCAGGAAATTACGGTGATCAGATGAAAGTAAAGCAAGTCACGGAAATTGAGATCGGTGCAGTCACTTGGCGAGTAGGCCAGAGTGAGCAGGAGATCAAGGACAAGATCGAACTGATTGGTGGCCCCGCTCAGGAAAACACGGTGATTGCGGGTCTTACCGATTGCTTCTCTGGTGCAATTCTCGTGCATCCCGGCCAGAGTGAATCCCAGCAAAGGAACACGCTCTGGCATGAAGTGTTCCATGCTTGCTACGACGTGATCGGTGGCATGCGACTTGGCGCTGAGCCGAGCGAGGACGACGTGATCATGCAGGTATCCTCTACATTGCTTGCCACGATCCGCAACAATCCCGCGCTCACACTTGCCTTGCTTGCGGACAGCATCTCGCTCGAAACAATTCAAAGGAGAGAGATATGATTTACAGCAGCATTAATAGAAAGCCTAATGCACCACCCAACCCCGGGCTTGCGTATGAGTTGGATTTGCTAAAGAGCGAACTCTCAAAGCACATGGTCGATCAGAAGAAGGTGGTTAACAATGCCGCTGGTGATCCCGCTGGCAGCAGAAGAATCCCAAGACGTGAAGCCATCAAGCGCATGGAAGAATACGAAGACCCTGATGCCCAAGACAAGTTGAAGGAACTCTCTGATGGAGAACTTGTAGACCTCACGCGGGAAAGCATCAGGCTCAGGAAGGAAGACAACCGCTATAACCTCGGCGGCACTGACTTCAAGAAACTTGTTCCAAATGCTCAGATGATTGCAGAGGCTGCTGCCCCCAGTGCCTTCATGCCCCCTATGCCTTCGGGGGTGGCCTCCGTGCAGCCTGAACTAGCAATGCCACCAGAACCATTGTTAGGAATACCCCAGACATCAGACCAGCCCCAACTCGCGCCACCGATCTAGTTCCGCGTCTTCCTCATTCATCTTCATCTTTCCTCTTCCGCCACTCATGATGGGCCTTGGTACATCCTTGTCCCTGAAGATTCTGTCAGGCTCAACAGCCACGCCGCTGTTGCCCAAGAGGAAGTCTACAGCCATCACGGTGGTGTCCACCTGATCGTCGTGGCTCCCAGTCGGCACGCTCCTGTGCTCTTGTAGCCAGTCCTCGCGCCATGCCCCCTTGCTCGGTATCCATGCCTTGCCTTGCTCGATCATTGGCGTGACGGCTTCCATCCTTGCGATCTTGCCCGCTGTGGCCCTCAAGCCCTTGAAGTGATGTTTCCATGCGACACATGGCACGCCTTGTTTCCTGAGCATCGGTACTAGAGCCTGACCACTACTTCTGTCCTCCACAACGGCCACGGGATTCCTGTGCTTCCACTTCTCGAACATCCGGCTCACCATCGTGAGCAATTCGGGAAACTCGACCCGCGCCCTCTTCACGTCGAGCAGATAGATGTTTCCCTTCGTGCATTTTGTCCATACTGCAAGTGCAGAAAAATCACTGGATACACCTGCCTTATATGCACTGTCTATAAATATTCCTGTCCGCACAGTCTCCGTGGGCACAGTGTCGTATATCTGCCACCAGACTTCCTTGAAGATGTTGCCGTCGATGTCGGTAGGGTCTTGCTGGTAAAGGCTTCTCCATACACGATTTACTGAAGACGCTTTTCTTCTTTCCATGACATCAGCGGGCCATCTCACCGGATCGAGTGCTGGCCCTTCGCTATGCACGAGCACCTTGAGTTTCAATTTGCCAGACTCCATAACTTGCCGAATAGCATATTTAAATCTCTGGTCTCTTCCTGCTTGATCCCCGCACGCTCGCATATCTTGTCTGGCACTTGCAAATCGGCAAACACCTCGATGCCGTCAGAGAGTGCTGGCAACTTGATCTCGAACCACTGGTCAGACTCAGCAATGTTCTCGGCAATCTTCAGTGCCCTGCCGAGGATATCGTCCTGATGCCATCTGGTAAGCGTCATGATACAAGCGGCTCCGGGCATCAGTCTCGTAGAAGCCACACTCTGGTACCAGTACCAATGTGATTCCCTGATCAATTCGCTGTCAGCCTGTACCCAGTCTTTCACGGGATCATCAATCGAGAGGATGTCGGCTCCCTTGCCTGTGAGGCCACCACCCACACCGACTGGAACATAGACCCCACCCGTATCAGTCCATCGGCCACCTACCAGAGCATCAAGTCTCCAGCGCCGGACGGCCCAAGCATTCCCTGCAAGTTTTACATTGTCAAAAGGCCAGAGTGTACTTTTTACCACATCCCGAGTCTTTGTGGAAAACTCATCGGCCAAGTCTTGGGTATGACTCGCAGCCACGAATTGCTTCTGTGGATTCCTACCCAGATACCAAGCGGGAAACCTGATGGATGCCAACTCGCTTTTCCCGTGCCGCGGTGGTAACTCGATAGCCACCCGATCAAGAACCCCTCGTTCCACAAGCATCAGGGTCTGGGCAATGAGCCAGTGAATCCTGCCTGCCTGATATCCCGGCTTTGTCCTCTCGGTAAAAGCCAAGAGGTTCTTCCTTGAGAGTGCCTTATCGGCTTCATTCCTGATCCACGTCAATGATGGTGCTCTCATCTTCAGCCTCCTTCACGACGCCTATGAGCCGCAAGGATTCCAGTTGCCCCTCTGTAAGCGTGTCGAAATTCATGACTGTGCCCGGTGCAATGCTCCTGCCACTCTCGTCAGTCGCCCACTTCTCCGGCGCGTCGAGCGCCAAGAGTTTGCTTGTCCTCGTCTCGATCCTCAGCATGGTCTCGATGGCTTCGAGTTCGCCTTGCTCCACCCGCGGCATGATCGCTTCAAGGGCCACCCGGAGCCGTTCGAGTTGCATTTCCACGTACTCGCCTACTCGCTCGGTTGTTTCCAGTTTGTTGTTCGCCAGTGCCCTCACTAACGCTTTTCTTGCGCCGTCCTTGGTTATTGTTCCGATTCGCTCCGCTATCTTGCTGTAACTCAGGCCCATCGACCTGTGCCTCAGCACTTCCTCCTCGTGCTTCCGCGCCAGTGCACTCGTCGGACTCGTGGGGTCGTTCCGCCTTGCTATCCCTCTCACGCTCGTACTCCCATTGGCTTATGCCCTCGCTGAAGTCTTGCTCCAGTTTCTTATATTGCTCGGAGTCAATCAATATGACCATCACGCCCTTCTTGGCATAGTATCTTCTTATATTCTTTAACTGTCTCTTGCTTTTGTTGTCGAGGTACCCCTTGAGTTCTATGTAAATCTCGTGATAAATCTGACCATCGAGAGCAAAAGGCTCAATCCCCTTGAGTCGCCAATCGGGCAAGTAACTCTCATGGATGTCCCTGAAATAAAAACGTTTAGGCTCATAGGCGGTTTCGATTCCTCGAACCTCCATGAGCCTTGCCATGTTTCTTTCCCATGTGCTTCTGTAATGATTGCCATCTGCCAAATCCTCAGCAGGGCCATCTCTGGCAGTTCGCTTTCTCACGAGCCTAGCACACACAGGTCGTAAATGATAATGCCAATTGAAAGCAATGCCACTCCCACGAACAGCAACAATATTAGAGGATCACCAAGTCCCCAAGGGTTCCGCTCTCCCACGGTGTACATTCCTTCCTGAACTCACAATACTTGTGATACTCATACTCGGTGCGCTGGTCGCTTGGGGTGCCCTGCTCATGTAACCCGATTACTTTCACCGCATACCTGAGCCTGTCAGCAAATGCTTCTACAAGCCCTTCAGCCCTATCGGTACTGAGCACGTCGTAGCCAAATTCAGTCTCGCCCTTCTTGGGCCGATTCACAATATGGAACTGGAACTCTTTTGGCATCTCGCCGAAGTATTCGTTTATTGCCCAGAAATACGCTTGTACCTGCAACGACGAATCCGCCTTGCTCTGTGTCCACTTGCTACTCGTGGTCTTCCAGTCGTCGACAATGAGACGCTTGCCATCCCTACGGATATGATCCACGTTGCCCTTGAATGTCCAGCCCTCGCATCCCGGAATGGGAATGTTGAATCCCCACTCCGCATGCAATGTGCCTTTCCGAACGTTGGGCACCGCTTGTTCGTACAGGGTAAGACCGAAGCCGAGCGCAGTCTCCCGTGCCTTCTCTGGTTCCAGATCGCCCCACTCAATCTTCCCCGCAGCCAACTCAGCCCACTTGTGCTTTACCCCAGTCATCGCAGCATCCTTGCTCTTCATGCCTGTGGCCTGAATGCTCTTGAGCGCAATCTCTGGGGCAACATGTGCTGCCTGTCCCATGATGATGGCACCGCTACTGTTTCCCCTATGACCAAGGAGATAGTGTCGCCTGTGCTTTTCAGGACAGCCAAGCAGTGTGCTCAGTTGACTGAAACTAAGATGAGGCATGCAATCTCCTAAAACACATCCATGTATTCTGCGTCACGGGTCTTCTTCCCCTAACTATATCAGACCAAAGACCACGACTTATTTCCAATGCTTCTGAGGCGTGTCTCTGCCCCATGCCCCTGCTTGAAAAAAAGTCACGCATGATGTACCTTGCATGCTCAGGAATTGGTTCGATGCTCATGGGTGCAGTATCAGGCAACACGTACTGTGGCGTTGGGGTATTGTCCACGTTCATCTTCTCTACCAGCAACTGCGCCAGATCGACCGCTGCTTCGTTCCATTCGCCTTGGATCGCCCAACCACCATGCTGCCCCCTGTTCTTGTTGTATTTCCAGACAGTCTTGGGGTGTCCAGTGCAAACACCATAGATGTCATTTATCCAGAACATTGGATGCTGATCGCCTTGACAATGTGTAGGTCTGGGCATTACCACGATCCTTCAAAAGAGTTTTTTTCGATATACGGAATGAGCATGCCGTGTACAAGTTCGGTAAGCATTGCAAGGCTCCCCTCGTTGCTTATCGTGATCGCTGCCGAGATGTCAAGCAATTCCTGCTCGCTCGCATGTACGTCTTCACCCAAGGGCGCAGGTTCTCGCCAGTTCGGGCCAGTTACCCTCACAAGCACGTAGCCGTTGCGCTTGCCATAGTCGGCCTCATTCTGGAACCGGCAGTCGGTAATGATCATGTTCTGAATGAAACCGGATGAGTCATGGAACCTCCTGACCCAGACCTCGGGGTCTCTTGCCCGTGCCCACTCAGTGCCATACCATTGCCAGATTGGTCTCAGGAGATTCCTATAAGCATCAAGCGCCTGCACATTCTCCGGCAACTGTGGCCCACGAAGCCCCGTGACCCTCACGGAATGATTAAGCAACCGGGCCACATCCAACTTCAAGGCATCGGCAAATCCACCAACTTGCACCTCTGGCCTGCGCTTCTTGATAATCCCTGCGATGGTGTCCTTGCCCACACCTTTCCTGCCAATGAGCATTGCCCTGATCATTCAATCTCTCCTTGCATGAGGTCTCTCAACTTGGCACCCTTGTACCACGTGCGCCCTTTGCTCTGTCTCTGCTCAAGCCCCATCCTCGTCCAGTCGGCACCCACGGTATTCCTGCTCTTGTTCCGGTAGCCATTTCTGATGCACCACGCAGAATAGGAGTCGTAGAGTTCCTGAGCCTGCACCCGATACTCTTCACCGAGGTCAATGCGCTCCTCGAAGAATGTGCCCACCACATCGTTTCCTCGTCTGAATTCAGACCCCGCGGCCCTGATTGCCTCAGGAGTTCTGGATGCCAGCGATTCTCCAGAGAGCATCAAGCGCCGGAGTCCTGCCATTGCCCAATTGAGAATCCCGGCTCCCTCCTTCTCAACACGTTCCTTGATGGTCGGGTCTAACTTCTTCAGTGCCTGCATCTTGACAATCTTGACTCTCCTGAAGATACCATCGTTGGCGCTCTGAAACCTTGGTAATTCGTTCATGCCCCAGAGAATCTTCGCCACGGGTCGTGCCTCATAGGAGTTCTGGTGCTTGGCTTCCACGGTAATGGTATCCCCGCTGATGAGCGAGTTGATGATGTCGCTGGTCTCAACCCATGTGCTTGGCTGCTCTGCTGCCACAAGCATGGTCTTGCCGGGAATGTTCACGAGCGAAAACCTTGGATTCCTAGCAATGTCAGCAAGCGAAAGCCTGCCAGCACGTGCAGCACCGAGGGCTTTCTCCATGCCTGTAATGAAGGTGCTCTTGCCTGCTCCCGGTGGCGAGTAGAGCCAGACTGCTACTTCATGGCTCATGTCGCGCGTGAGACATATGCCTGCGAATTCCTGAAGCCACTCTGCAACATCTGGTGCAAACCTATCTGCAATAAACGTTTCCCATGTGGGAGCAAACGCTTCGGCATCATAGAAGTACTCGGTCTGCTTCTTTGCCATGAACTCGGGGGAATGGTCGTATATCTGGCCCGTGTACACATCGACCGCGCCGTTTTGGCACACGATCACATCGGGTGATTCGTCCCAGACCTTTGCGGTCTTGGAGAACCTGCCCCTGAGTGCACGCTCCACCCCAAGCACCACGCCGGTCTTCATCTTGTCGCCCATGATCTGCTGTATGCGGTACTCCACCAGATACTTGTCGATCTTGTCCCAGATGCCCCCGGCGTACTCGTACCACTGGTCGTCGATCATCATGCCGTTGGGATATCGGTCGGCATACTCATCGCTCAGGGCGACATAGATGCTCTTCGCGCCACCGCTCATGATTGGCTTCTGGTCTCGCTCTGCCACCCTCATGAGTGCCGAGCGTGCCATCTCCATATAGCGAGCGTCGCCATCTCTCCTGCCCGTGTACTTCGGCCCCTTGGGAGAAGAGTTCCCGCGTGCTGCATCCCAGCCCTTGAGCGTGCCAGCAAGCACTCCCTCTTCTCTCAGGCCACCAAGTGCCAAGTGCATCGAAAGGCTGGCGAGTGCCCTGCTCCTATCGTTGCTATAACTCTCGCCTTCCCAGACCTTGAGACCGTCATCGCTCAGGGGCACTGGTGGCGATTCAATCTCAGCGACGGCAACCACCACGCCCGCCTCTACAAGGGCACGTGGCTTCTCTGCCTGTATCCTGAGCATCTCAACGGCCCACGATGGTGGCTCCGGTAACTCAGCCATGTCTGGCCCCTGCCACTCGTATTGCCTGCCCGTGTAGTGCATGCTCGGTGGCACGATGAGCGCACCGTCTGCCAAGAGGTCAATCTTGCCACTTGCACCTCTGTTGGTGCTGCGGAACTTTGGCATTCCGCTGGGCTTCTGGTAGTACCAGTGCTGACCATTGCCGGTCTTCACCCAAAGCGAAGAGGGCAGGCCAAGCCTTGTACCCTCGGCGATGGCCTCTGCACCATCAAGGTCGATGATGAAGAGGCCACTGGTTCCGATGGCGATGGAGAGGTTTGCGAGAGGCCATCTCTCGTCCCACATTGCGATCTGGTCAAGATCACGAGTGGCACCGTTGAACCCGCTTGAGTTGAGCGGTGCCTTGCCGCCTATCTTGTGCTGATATCCGCAAGCACAGTTGCCAGCGGAATCAGGCCAGCAAGAAGGAAACACAAACCAGCCCTTGTCGATTGCCGACAAGGCGGCGTCCATGAATTTTCCCATATCCCTGTGAGGCGCGATTCCCCCCGCGCCTCTCCCCTTCTTAGGCTCTTAGGCTTCGACTGGTTCCATCGTTGCCACGTCGATCTTCGGCCAGCGTGACCCGTCTTCCTTCACGTCTTCCCGCACGAAGGCACGCATTGCTGCTGCATCCTCGACGAGTTTCTTGAAGTTGAGCGGCTCACCGTCCTTCAACTTCCTGCCCATGAGTGCCATCTGCACCCGAGCGAAGTTGTTGGGCTTCTGTCCGTAGGTCGGCTCAAGCCTGTTGGTCTTCTGATTCGGCCAGATGGTAAGTCCCACGGATTGACCCATGAACTCGCCCTCGTCCGCAATCTTGAACCGCAGCGAAATGGTAGTGCCGTACTTGACATGCTCTCGCAGTTCGTAGGAATCCAACCTGAGCGTGAACTCGCCCTTTGGATTCTTGTACTGCTTGCTGAAAAAGATACCCTCTTCAGGGTCGCTCTCTGCAACAGGGACATTGACCGCTTGCTTTGTAGCCATCTTGGTCTCCTTGCCTATTCCGGCTGGGCCGGTTCGGGAATCATACACTGGGGACTGGGCGGATTGCAAGCCACGCCCTGTTCATGATCAGGTTCACTTCCCCATTCCAAGAATTGGCAGTGCCACGGATCAGGATCATGTCGCCGACTTGATGCTCGCTAGTCCTCAGTGCTTTATCAAACGCTGTAACGGAGAGGCTGCCACTTTCATCCCTCAGTGTGTAAACGCACATTGGCTTCCCGGTCTTGGTAGTAAGTTCCTTCTTGCTCATTATCTCGCCGCCTACGGTGACAAGATGCTCCATGCCCAAGGCGACATGCTCCTCGATTTCATTGAGCATGGTGTCCCGGCCAAGAGCCACGAAGTCGAAGGTACTCAGTGGATCAGCGGTGACAGCAAGTCCAAGGAATTCTCTCTCCCATTGCAATCTGCCAGCAAGTCCGGGGTCGGCCTCCCCTATCTTCTCAAGCAGGTTCCTCCTGTTCTCAAGGGAATCCATCGCACCACTTTTCACCAGTGCCTCGATGGCCCGCTTGTTCACATTCTTCTTTGGAATCCGGCTCATGAAGTTCTCGATACTATGGAAAGGCCCGGATTTCCTTTCCTCGATAATATGCCCGATGGCTGCTACCCCTACATTCTTGATCCCGCCAAGACCAAACCTGACCCCATGCTTCCCTGCGCTGAAGTCTTCGCCACTGGCATTGACACAAGGGGGAAGCACCCTCACGCCACTGCTCCTCGCGTTGTAGCAGATCACGCTCATCCGGCCTGAGTCGCCACTGTCCTGAGTAAGCAGGGCGGCAAAATACTCCTTGGCCCAGTTTGCCTTGAGCCAAGCAGTCTGATACGCCAGAAGGCCATAGGCTGCTGCATGGGCCTGATTGAACCCATAGTTTGCAAAGGGGACAATCTCGCTCCAGAGCGTGTCGATCTCTTTTGCGTTGAGTCCTGATTGCTCAAGTCCCTTGCGAAACTTAGGCTCATATATCTTGAGTTTATCGGGGTTCTTCTTTCTCACTGCCCCAAGGAACTGGTCGCTCTCGTATGCGGACATACCCGCTACACGCTGGGCAATCTGCATGATCGCTTCCTGATACACGAGTAACCCATAGGTGCCACGTAGCACAGGTTCCAGTGCCGAGTGCAGATACTTCACCTGCTCTCTTCCGTGACGCCTGTTGCAGTAAGTCGGGATTGATCCCATCGGCCCCGGCCTGTAGAGAGCCACCACTGCCTGAAGATGCTCGATACGGTCTGGCAGCAAGTCCCTCAAGACACGGCGCATGCCCGGACTCTCCACTTGGAACACGCCCACACTGTCGCCTTTGCCCAGCATCTTCCATGTTCGCTCGCAGTCCTCGGGTATCTTGTCGATATCGACCACTTCGCCGGTACCTTCCTTTATAAAGGCCAGCGCACGGCTCACCGTAGACAAGGTTTTCAGACCGAGCATGTCGAACTTGACAAGCCCTGCCCGCTCGGCACTTCCCATGTCAAGTGCCACCATTGGCATCCCACCGCTGCTGTCCCGCAAAAGAGAGGTGCGCTCGACCAATGGCATCCCGGCGATCACAAGGCCAGCAGCATGCTTGCCACAGTGCCTTACGGTTCCTTCCAGCGAGATGGCCTTCTTGATGAATGGCTCAAGTCTCATGCTGCCCAGTATCGGGCTGATGTCCATTGCCTCTTCGATGTTCTTGCCCAGAGGAATCATCTTGGCAATGCTGTCGATCCGCTCTTGGCCTACCCCGAGAACCCTGCCCACATCCCTTATTGCCATCCTGCCACCGATCTCGCTGAAGGTGACAATCTGGGCCACGCGGTCATCGCCATAGGTTCGCTGCACGTAGGCAAGCACCTCTGTCCTCCGAGCATCCTCGAAGTCTAGGTCGATGTCCGGTGAGCGGCCATCATTGAGGAACCGTTCGAAACTCAGGTCATATCTCAATGGGTCTACCGGCGAGATGTCGAGTGCCCAAGCAATCAGCGATCCGCCCACGCTTCCCCTAGCACTACTCCTGATGCCGGATTCCCTGCACCACCGGCAGATGTCAGCCACGATCAGGAAGTATCTCGTGAACTCATTCCTCACGATGGTGTCGATCTCTAGGGCTAGCCTCGCCTGCATCTCATTACTAATGGAACCGTGCTTTCTGGTCAGCCCCCTGATGGATATGTCCGAAAGCCACGCTCCCTCGTCGGCTCCCTCTGGCACGCCCGCTGGCCTAGGGAATACCTGCTTGCCCAGCGTGATCTCTAGGTTGCACATCTCCGAGATGTTCACGCTCTCAAGAAGCCATTCGTCGGGCCACCCGGCAGCGACCATCTCCTCATTGGAGGCGAAGTGAAACCCCTTGCCTTGGAACTTGAACCTCGCAGGATCATTCCACTTGGCATTGGTTTGCACGGCCAGCAACAACTCATGGGTCTCGGCGTCGCTTGGTTCAATGAAGTGGGAGTCCTGTGCCACCACGATTGGAAGCCCCAGCCGGGTAGCCAGTACAGTCAGGTGCTTGAGTACCTTCCTCTGGTCTGGGATTCCGTGATCATGAACCTCGACGAAGTACCTGTCGCCAAACACATCCTTGTACCAAGCCATCGTGCGCTCTGCTTTATGGAGGTCATCATTGAGAATGGCCTTCGCCACTTCGCTGGCTAGGCAGCCGCTCATGCAGATCAGCCCAGCACTATGGGTCTCCAGCATCTCCCTCGTGACTCTGGGCCTTCTATGGAAATTCTCAAGACCAGCCCTCGTGACCAGAGTGTTGAGGTTCCGGTAGCCGATGCTATCCATTGCCAAGAGGACAAGATGCGAATTGCTCGTGTCCTCAAGTTCGGCGGTATATACCTCGCATCCGATGATTGGCTTCACGCCTTCTTTCTTGCAGGCGTCGTAGAATCTCACCGCGCCGTGCATGTTGCCATGATCCGTCATTGCCACGGCTCGCTGGCCCCAAGCCTTTGCTTTCCTTGCAATTGCTTCGGGCCGACTCAGGCCGTCAAGAAGGCTATACTCCGTATGAGTATGGAGATGTACAAAATCCGTCATAGGGCTATGCTACCACAGCCTATCCGCCTATCCTGCCAGTCAGATAAAGGTATCTGGCAAACTGCCATCTCTTGGATACACCGTCCCATCTTGGATTTTTACCTCTCCATTTTCGCTCTATTCGAATAAGCATGTCAATTCCCTCCTGAGAAATCTTGCCGTATGCCAAGGCAATGAGGAAGGAACTTTTACCGGGGAGAATGTAACTCATGGAAGAACTTATATCTCGCGCCAAGGCTGGAGACAAGGAAGCGTTCGGCTTGTTGTCTGAACTCATACGACCTAAACTCCTCAGCCATATTATCTATCATGTTCGGAATAGGGATATGGCTGAGAATATAATACAACACACATTCTACAAAGCGTTAAAGAAAATAGACTCAGTACAAGATGGCAAGTTCTATTTCAATGCTTGGATATATACCATAGCGGGCAACCTCATCAGGGACGAGCGCCGCAAGATGCTCAGTCAGAACACCTATTCGCTTGAGGCCAGAATAGGACTTACCAATGAAAACGCAGACCTCGATCACGCTGAAGACTTCGGGGTCGTGATGATGAATGCAGAACTTGACAGCAGCGTCCTCGATCCAGCCATGATCTATGAGCGGGAGGAAGAGCGTGTCGAGACTCATGCTCGCCTCAGGATAGCAATGCAACTGCTCACTCCAGTGCAGCGAGAGACTTTGATCCGCAGAAGCAATGGTGAGACCTACGCTGAGATTGGCGAAAGCATTGGCATGTCTTGGCAGTCGGTAAAAGGCATTCTGGAAAAAGTCAGGAAGATCGTAAGGGATGCCTACTAGACACAGAAAAACCCACCGCTGGCTTAAGATTTGCCTTGGTGGGTCAGTCTGATTGTCAAGAACTACAGGCTCTTGACCTCCCGAGTTGCTTGGGTGGATAGCCCTCGACCCTAGCACGCCAGTGCTAGGTCGCTAACAACCGGCTAGAAGGTGCGGTCTTTCCGGCCCGGTCTATTTCTAAACAGTTCCCCGCTACCTCAATTGGAAGTGTGAGCAGATCATACAGCCCACCCCCGGCTGCCGTCAAGTCAGTCGTACATCATGGGCTTCTTGCTCGGCCCCATCTTGCCCATGCCCTTCATGGCGGCAGCGTCCTTCTTCATGTCCTTCTTCAGGCCAGCCTTGCTAGTCGGCTCCTTCTCCATGCCCTTGGGCATCTTCTTCGCCATAGCCATTTTACTTGCCTCCTCGCTTCATCATGGAAGAAATCATCTTCTTGTCGTCTACCTTGTCTTTGGCTTCTGCCTTCTTCAAGGCACCAGCCAGAGCCTTCTTGTCCACGCCTTTGCTTGCGGCCACTACTTCGCTCCTTTCTTGCTGCAATGACAAATAGTCTTGCCATTATGTCCCTTTGGTGCGCCCTTCATGCTAACCTTTGGTGCCATGCTTAATTATCCTTACCCCTTCACCTTCTTGAGTGCAGGATTTGCTCGCTTTGCTGCCGGGCTGGCGTTCCTCGCACTACTGGCAAGGATTGCGCCAGCAGCCTCCATTGACACGCCGCTCTTCTTGGAGATTTCTTTCTGCACTTCCTTGAATCCCCGGTGCTTCTTTACTTCTGCCATTCTTGCCATCCCATGTAACTGATTATCACCATTAGTAACGAATCTGCCCATGCCTCAAATTCGTGAATTGCATCTGGATGTCCTGCCCATTCGGCAATTGTCTCAAATGCACCTATCACCCCCACAGCACGGGCCACTAGAAAAATAATCCTCAGCCCAAGAAATGCCCCCCAGAATCCAGCGAATATCTCCGCTACCACTCGCGTCTTTTTCATGCACTACCCCGATGGAGCAGTAGTACTACCCCCGTTCGTCTGCGCGTTCTTTATCTTGCTTGTCAAGAAGTAACTCGAAACAGCACCTGCAAGACCAGTAAGTGCTGTCTGCGCCTGAGCCTCTCCGGTGATTGCAAGATAGACGGTTGCACTGATGACAATGATTGCAACGATTGCAGCCACAAAATCAGTGATACTCGCCTCATGCACCATCATCATGCACCACCAACCACAGCGGGATCACAGTCCTTGCACTTTTCCACGGCGGCATCACGCTCGGCCTGTGCAATGGCGAGCAGTCCCTCTAGGCTCTCCACCTGCTGAGCCAAGAGGTCGTATCGCCCTAGCAGTTGATCAATCTCCTCGGCGCTCTTGATCTCATGTCTTGCACATGCGTCTAGAATCTGCTTTTCTTCAATGCTCATTTCAGGTTCCTCCTCTACTTTAACGCTCTTGTATGGATTATGAGAGAAAAGATAGCCATGCCCTGCACCATCTTCCGCATCGAATCCCTCCCAGTCGAATCCTTCTGGTTCCCTCACGCGTCGGTCACTCTGAACCATACCGTGGCCCACATAGTGCAACTCGCCATAGGTCTCCTTGAAATGGTCGAAGAGGTCATAGAGCGCAACCAACTGCTTGTACTCATAGCCGCTGGCTTCGGGAATGTCAGGGTGACACACGATTTCGATGCCGATGGTACAGGTGTTGATGTCGCTGCCACTGAACCACGGTGCCGAGTCTTGCACCCATGCAGGATTCCAGCGATCACACCGGGCGGTGTGCCATGCGATATCCACCTCTGGAATGTCAGCATAGATGGTTCCGTCTCTATCCACAATGTAATGCCAACTGCCATTGGAACTACAGGCCACAGCCCTTGTCGTTCCCGTATGATGCAGAACCACGCCCTTGATTTCCCTACGCTTGCCAATTGGAGTCACGGTCTTGTGCTGGGTGTTCCTAGTTACCGCGTTCATTTCTTCGATCCATCCTTTCCAGTACTTCGATCATCTTGCTAAGTGCATTTTTTATGTCTTCAACGTCATGCTTGATATCATTGACAACTACCTTGAAAAGATAGAGTCCGGCAAACGTAAGCACCACACCGGTTGATTGACCAGCGAGCGACGCAATGAAATCAGTATCCATTACAGCAAGAACGACCACGCAAGTCTTGACACAGATCCGGGAGTTGCCACTGATCCGTCAGATCCAAAAGATGCACATACTGTTTCTGAACCACTATTTAATCTGGTAAGGATCTCCAGTTTTCCGTCCCCGGCATCCGTGCTTGTACTCGTCCTGAACATGAAATCCCTCAGGTTGTTGGTTGATCCGCTCTTGCTTGTGGCTCTCAGGATAATCTTTGGCCCAACCTGTGACCCCGATGCCACCTGCACTGGCGCAACAACAATTGCCTCGCTGTTGGCAGTCTGGCTTGCAAGCGAGATAGGCAAGTACATCGTATGGAGCGTAGGAGTCCAGCGTTCTACCTCTGCTCCTTGGCTTGCCAGAGAGATGGTGCCATTGTTGTCGTTGCCACCCGGATGCCAGAAGCCCGTGTCGCTGTCTGCACCAAGGCTGACGCTAGGAGATACCACTCCGCCCCCGCTGATTGATCCTGCTGCAAAAGAGAAGGCCACACCGGAATCGCTGACCCGAAGCAAATCTCCAGTGTCAGTGCTATTCCTGACCAGCAGTCCCACGGAACCCGCGTATCTATTCCTGATTTTTACTGCTGGCTGAGTACTTGAAGTTACCGCAGTAATCGCTACAGGAGTGCCGTAACTTTCGTCACCCTCCCAAGCCTTGATGATCTGCAATATATGTTCTTTCCGGACTGTGGTTCCAAGGTCTCTGTCAAAACTCATTGTTGTTATCCTGTCATGTCATAATAAGAAACGAACACGCCCTCTGTATACTGGGCCTCTTCATATACTGCCGCAGCCTGTAGCACAAAATCGTCGTAGAGGTTTAGCCTGAATTTTGCCGTAATACCAGATTGCGCGTCTGGAGTTGCCTGATCAGTCCAAGTCCACACCAGCCCGGTTGGCTTGTCAAACTGAGCCTGTCGCTCAACTCCCTCGGGTCCAACAACCGTGAACAGCGACTTGCTATCTTTGAGCAACTCCAGAATATTGAGTCTTGACATTCCAGAATATTGGTTTTTACCAGTCACAACTGTCTGATCCTGCGCTACAAAGACAACGCAGTCAACAAACTTTGACGATGGCATATGCGGCACAAAGTCAACACTTACGGAAGTAATTGCAGAAGAAACCGTATTGTCTGATCCGTAGAATAAAAGTTTTATTCCAATCTTATATCCATTATAATTTCTTGGCAAAGATATTTCAGAAACTGGAGATAAAGTAATAGACCCTATTCTTTGCCATTCCGAGTTATCAATTTTTGCGTATACATCTACATAATTTAATGCGCTTACTTTTTCGCTTGTAACTGTTATTCTCATAAATGTTTTAAAAATATTTGATATAAAGCAATCATGGTCAGGAATGGTAACGCTTTTCCCACTAACATCAAAAAGCATGTTCGTGTCGGTAAGCAATGTCTTTCCCGGCTTTGGCAAGGTGACAAAATGCACGCTTGGCAATACCTGCGCACCAGATGGATTTGTCTGTGTTCCAATGCACAAGACCGGATTTGTACTCGAATTTACACTTGTAATGTAAATTGATGTTGCTCTTTCATTTGGAATATATGGGGCAACACTATGCCACATCATTCTCAAATTGCCTTCTCTATTCTGGTCGGCTGCTGCACCGACCTGAAAAGCCCCAAGTCTTCCCTTCAAGATATAGGAATCTGTTCCATTCCAGAATGCGGCATAGAGCCACTCAGGATCTCCAGCGTAAATGACTGCATGTCCACGCACTGGGCCGTTGTTTCCCGGAATTGACTCAGGCCCAACGCTTACCAGTGTGCCTCCAATCTGCCCGTCAAGTTCGACATACATATAGAGTCCACGGGGAGTCGGGATAAAGAGCCTGCCGTTCCAGACTCGCATTGTGCGCCCACTATCAGCGTCAGATACCCCATTCTTCTTGTCAATGATTGGGGATGGTATGCCACCGCTGGCGTCTGTCTGCACCCTGAATGCAGAACCATTGCTTGCGGTGATCACGATCATGTCTCTCAATGCTGCTATTCCAGTAATGCTTTCCAGTTCTGGATTCAAGGAGAGTGGAGAAATCTGGGCAACCCAGTTACTCCAGACAAATGGATCTTGCTCTTGTATCAAAGGCCATATCGCCTGCTTTGCAGCAGTACCTCCAACGATGGGAACAAAATTGGGGGCAGTGCTGGCCCAGAGATATTCGCCTCCTGTTACTGCGGTGGAATAGACTCCAGATGTCCAGTGCGTGAATCGCACAGGATTATTGTTTACTCCGCCAGATACCTCCGCAGTGTCTTCCTCCCAAATTAGAGTCCCATTGGTAGCGCCCTCATAGCAGCGGACCACCGGCGCATCTTTCGCTCCAATCAAGACCCCCATGCGCGTGGCTCCACCACTGATTCCCCAAGTCCAAGATGGAGAAGCCTCGGTAAGTTTCCGTGTCGAAAGCAGCACACCATCCACAGTGCCGCTGCCCGCGCCTGACGTGGCCGGTGCTGCCGCTATTGTTTCTGTGTTGAGCGTTGTGGTAATCTTTCTTATTGTTCCATTTTCCTGAACTGCATACAGTCCAGAAGATCCATCTCTAAAATCAAATTCAAAAAAATCAATTACTCTTCCCGCAGCAGATAGGAGTTCTATTTTTCTTCGCTGCAATGGCCTGACAATCTTCCTCGACAATTCTGTCAGCGGTCCCTCTCCAGAAGCGAGATAGCGACCACCTGCGTAATGGATGTCTGGACCAACCGTGCCCCCGCTCCAGTCAGTCCATCCCACGGTTTTCTTGTAGCCCGGAGAACTACTTGCAAACGCTTGTTCTTCAGCCGAAGTAATCTCGCTGACCGCAGAAATCCCGGAATACTGATACGTCCAGCCGTTCCTGAACTGGTCGGCAGATAGTGAATAGGAAACCCCATCAATCCTAATGGACCCAATGTTTCTTGTTTTTCCTGCCATTATCGTTTGCCCCAAGAATTTCTTTTCAGGGCCAAAGGATTTCTAGACCTCTGATATGCCTGCCACTCTCTCTCGACTTTTACTCTTCCGGCTTCAAATCGCGTAGTGTCAATAGTCTTTGGCCTTGACAGACCAGTGTAAATAAACCTTAGCGCCCCAGTGGCAATATAGTCTCTGGCTCCAATAGGGAATTCATGCGCATCATCGCTAGGGATCGGGAATGGCATTGCCACGCTAAGGCAAATTGGCCCAGACCAGTCAGAAGGCTCAAACTCAAGCCAGTTACTCCTTGGTTCCGGCAGTCCCGCAATGACGCGATACTCCTTTGCCTCGGCACTGCCTGCTCCATCTAGGTAAGCAACCGCCGCAATATATTGATCATAGGGAATCATCCAAGGTGGCAACGGGGTTCCCTTGGACATGTTGTCGTATACCGCCACTCCCGACCATGATGCGTTTCCTATAAGTCGGACGTGCACGGACTTGCACCCAACTGGCGCAACGAAACTCCCACCGAAAAACCCTTCTTTCCCTTCTACCGTGCCACTCGCGCCCCCAAACCATGTCACGCTGATTTCTGAATTGGATGTTTCGTTCCATGCAGAAACTGATATGCTGTCGCTAATTGCAGTTGGATTCCCCAGAGCATAGACGCGATACGACCTCAGTGCAGTTACTGGGAATGAAGTGCTCCGGGCGTATCCACCGCCAGCCGTCTGACTCACCTTGATATGTCTTGCTGATCCTACATCAGTTGCTTTTGTCGCCGTTGCAAGATTTGTAGTCCATGCATCTACGGTGCTATATTGCATGTCTCCATCAACAATGAGTCCACCAAGGAAAACCCATGCTCCCATTCTTGCGGTATTACAGGCCCAGTCAATTGCAGAATTGATATCTGCTGGTGAAACACCATGAGTATGTATTTCATATTCCGTGGTGCCATTCACTGGCTGACTTGAAAAAGTTCTTCCAATGGTGACCGTGCCATCTGAAGGAGAATACGATGCAATCCTATGAGTCTCAGATGTTGAATCTGTATTGAGTTTCATCAGCCATGCATTCTCAAATCTATCAGAATCATATGCAATATCAACAAGGCCGTCACTACTCTGATCGACCATCTTTGTCATTCCCTGAAGGACATTGCTACCATCACTTGCAGTTCCAGTGAATAGTCCACCTAGTCCCCACGGTCCCGCAATATACCTTCTCAAATTCTTTCTATTTACAACATTAGTATTGTAATTTGAAGATTGAGCCTGCGCTGCTGTTGGTGATATGATTTGTGACGTTGGCATTATCTATTCCTATGAAACAGTAAATTGAGTAGGATTTGAGAAGTTCCATTCAGATTTTTGCATCCAGATATAATAAGATCCACTGTCAAGCATGAATGATACTGTTCCATTTGTGCTGCTGTATTGTGTGCCAGCAACAATGTTTTGTCCGCTTACGTCGCTGGTAATCCATGCTGCAACCCCCTCAATTGGAAGATTTGCTGGGTTCAATATGGTCGTGGTGTGAACAATTGCACCAACGCCTGAGGTGATTCTGCTGCTTACCTTGGCATCTAGGTTAGCAACCACTGGGGTCTTGATGGCTGTAACGTCTGCTTGCAAACTGGTCAACCCAGTGGTAGCAAGCCGAGAGGAAACAGTGGCATCTAGGTTAGCAACCACTGGGGTCTTGATGGCTGTAATGTCTGCTTGTAGAGAGGTAATGCCAGTAGTAGACGTATAGGATGCAGTAGCAAGCCGAGAGGAAACAGTGGCATCTAGGTTAGCAACCACTGGGGTCTTGATGGCTGTAACGTCTGCTTGCAAACTGGTCAACCCAGTGGTAGCAAGCCGAGAGGAGACAGCGGCATCTAGGTTAGCAACCACTGGGGTCTTGATGGCTGTAACGTCTGCTTGCAAACTGGTCAACCCAGTGGTAGCAAGCCGAGAGGAGACAGTGGCATCTAGGTACCCCGCTCTTGTGGCAGTGTAATCCGCAGCACTCGCCCGTGTGCTAGTCGCCACATCTGTCCGAGTGAGGATGGTTCCTACGCTGGTGTTATCCGGTGCGGTATACGTGAATGTTGCCATCCTCGACGCTATCGTGGCATTGATGTTGTCAGTCACCAACTTCCCGACGCTACCCGCTGTGGTAAGCGCTGATGTCAAGGAATCCCATATCTGCTGGGCTGTGGGCGGAGTAACGGCAAGGGCATATCCAGTCTTGTCGCTATTCGTTCCAACCGTCACTGAGAATCCGAAGCCAGTCAGTGTCCTTGTAGCAGCGGCCCAGACCAGTGTTGCCGGGTCTTGTCCGGATGAGTAAGCGCCAACCGTGACACTCCCAGTGGCCTGTCTTGAGGTCACGGCTGCATCAAGGTACTCTGATCCACTTTTTTGGACACACCAGATGCTTGGTATTTCTCTCTGATCTGGTGTTGCAGATGAAGTTTTAAATATGCAAATATACTCGCCCTCTCCGGTCACACTTGCTGATCCCAACTGATATCTGTAAAGACCACCACCTATTTCTGTGGCGCTGCCACTAGTAACAATCTGCGAACTCGTGTTTGTTGCAGTCAAATGTTTCCATACATCGACTGTAACTGTTAGTCCCGTAACTCCTTGTTTTGATGCAACAAAAAAGGAGAAGAAATCTAAATTGTTCGACAGTTGTTCTAGTGGCATTCGTTTACTGGCCCTGAGAAGGTGGCACAAACGTTACTTCCGCATGCACCGAAACCAACTGGATATTGCCCTTCTCCGGTGAGAAGTCCGGGTGTCCAAGACGGTAGCCTGCCATCAACGCCTGCCCCTGCTCCGTGCGAAGACCCAACTGAATGAGTGCCTCGACAATTGGGACTGGCAATGCATAATTCTTTTCCGCAGACTGTTCCTTAGTAACCATGTGTTCGCTCCTTTCAAACGCGCTGTTCAAGTGTAGCAATTCGCGTGGTGAGTTCCTTGATGGCATTCACTAACAAGGGGACAAGTTCGGTGTACCTTACGCCGAGTCCTCCAGAGACCTTCCCTGTTTCCTCGTCAGTGATGAGGTCTGGAGTGTCAGCCTCGACCGATTCGGGAAGCACCTCAAGAACGTCCTGTGCAATCAGTCCCACGCGCACCTTGGCATCAGGGTTGCCTGCGTCACGTTTCCACGTGAACTTGACTCCGCTCAGTGCGTTCACCTTGGCCGTTGCGTTCTCAATCGGACCGATCACATCTTTCAACCGCGCGTCAGAATTGGCCGTCCACGATGTTGCGTTTTGCGCTATATACACGCCGTCGTTGGCATTTGCGTCGAGGACGTATAGCCGTGTGTCGTTATTACTGCTTATCCACCACCTGTTGTTGGTTAAATTTTTGAATACTATCTGAGCGGCTTCTGAAGCCAGAGAATCAATTAACATGTATGTAGCACCACTCGATGCAATGAAATTTGATGTTCCTACCACATGAAGAGGTGAATTCGGACTAGTCGTCCCAATGCCGACGCCTCCCGTTCCGTTAGGGGTAAGCAGAATGTTTCCGTTATTTGCAGTATCTATTTTTACGGAATATTTTACCGATCCGGAATTACCGGGAGTAATATTAAAAGTAAGATTAGTGGGCGCAGCAGTAACAGTATTGTAGTTATGATACATCGAAAGGCGAGGGTATGTTGGCGTAACTCCATCAGTGTCTTTTAATGTTTCTGGTGAGAGATGCATTCCGCACCAGAAAGGATTAAGAGAATCAATAGATCCAATGTTATCGTAAAGAAACCCGACGGAATCTGACGCGGCAGAGGCTGGCTTAAAGAACTCTAAAGTATTCTGCTTAGCGGTGATATAATAATCTTGATCAGCGCCAGAAGTATAATAGGTTGATCTAAAATAAATTCCTTTTTGCGTCGAATTGTAATTTCCTACAATGATCCCCCCAGTCGAGGCGTTTGCAACATGAAGTAATCCGGCCGGACTCGTGGTCCCAATGCCGACGAGGCCAGCAGCAGTGATGCGCATTTTTTCTGTAGAGCCGGTATAAATTCTTAAATCACTAGCCGTTGATGCAGTTGTTATTTGACTTGATTTTATATATGAATATTGACCAACACCCGATTCCCAATATGATCCAAAAGTAAGCGCTTGATCTGCTTTTGCCACTGTTAAAAGATTGTCTAAAATTGTGGTATTTACAACAGTGTTTGCAGTACCACTCGTCCCAATGCCGACGTTGCCAAGGTTAACAAGTGTCCCATCTACATGATCGTCGCTGCTAAGTCTTTTAATAGCCATGATTATGGACCCTGCACGCCAAACGCGCTTACATGCACTGCTGCTGCGCTCACTGTCACAATAAGGTATCTTGCTCCGCTGCTTGCATCAAGAATGACCTTATCAAAAGTAACAGTGTCATTTGGCCTGATGATTGCAGCATTTGTGATATACGTTCCATGTGTTGCAGCGGTATTACTCGTGCTCATAGTAAATGTTCTATCAACAGTATCAGTATTGCAAAACACAATTGCAGAAAAAATCGTATAGGTTCCTGCCGTCGCAGTATTATCCACTAGGGTAGTGACAGCGGTACTCCCGCTGAGTGAGCCAAGTCTCTTCGGTGCTTCGGCCATTATGTTCTCTCCATCATGAGCAAATCTTCTACTGCTTTGAACGAATCAAATCTGCTTCGTGCCGTCATTCCGCAATAGGCAGCGTCACCTCAGTCGCCCGCGCCAGTGCGTTCCGGGCCGTCACGGCTTGGCCTCCAACGCATCAATGCGGGCTTGCATCAAGGCATTCTGTGCAGCCAATTCCTTTACTGCGTTCACCAGTCCCCATTGCAGGTCGTTGGTGTTGAGGTTCAGCAGGTCGATCTGCACGGTTTCGCCAGTCTCGGGATCGGTCTCCTGATGCGGGAATGCCCCGATCATTTCCGGCCAAGTGTCTTGTGCATCTTGTGCAATGATGGAGACGTGTTCCTTGCCATCATCCACCGAGCCGTGCTTGCCGTTGAGCCGGTACTTCTTTGGCTCAAGGGCAACCACGTCCGCCAGCCCGCGCTCGTAGGTGCCGGTGACTTCCTTCACTCGTGCGTCACTGACAATCGTCCACGATGAACTGGTCGGTTTGCCTGCGGAATCGGCAGCGAGTTGGAGAGCGTAGGCCTGAGAGGTTACGTTTCCAATAGCCAACGACGTATGATGCGCTCCATATATTTGCGACATGGACACCGTGCTACTTGATCCATTGGCATTGTAAACAAATCTGCCTGTAGGATCACATGCGATGCCTGTCGCTGAATTGCCCACATTTAATGCAGACCCAATAATTGATAGCGTACCGGCTGATTGATTAATCGCCAAAGAGTATACCTGTGAGGGATTACTTACACCGTTATATGTAGCGTATATGTATCGTCCTGTTGGATCACAAGCAAGGTATTGCGGATAATTGTTCAAATATAAATTAGCAAGTGAGGTCAACGCGCCGGTAGATTGATTAATAGAATAAGATTTGACGTATCCATTATTGCTGAGAGCCACATACAGGAACCGCCCTGTCGGTTCGCACGCGATCCCCTTGGGGCTTGAACTTCCTACTCCAATGGCGATTGCTGCTGATAAAGCAGTCAATGCTCCAGTTGATTGATTGATAGAATATAGTGAAATTGTGTAATCGCTATAATTAGTGCAATACAAAAAGCGTCCACTTGGATCACAGGCAATTCCAATTGGGTAAGAACCCGCGCTGATTGCGGTGGCAATGGATGTTAACGCGCCTGTACTCTGGTTAATGGAATACATGTTTATAGAATTGGCACTTCCACCAACGTACACAAAACGTCCTGTTGGATCAACGGTAATGCAATACGGGTAAGTTTGACAACTGATCGGAGTAGTGATTGAAGTCAATTCTCCTGTTGCCTGATTAATTGAAAACATGTACACCGTGCCGGTTGCGGTGTTGCCTACTGAATATACAAATCTCCCCGTTGGGTCTACCGCAATGGACTGTCCATATCCCGCCGACCCAGATGAAATGGCCGTTGTAATTGCTGTCAATGTGCCACTTTGCTGGTCAATGGAATACATGACCACCGTCGTACCTGCACTGACATACGCAAACCGACCTGTTGGATCAACGGCTATGCCATATGGGGTAGTCCCAGTGGTGATGGCAGTGGTAATAGCGGCAAGATTTCCCGGTCCACGCCCAACATAGCCAGCGGGTGCCATAAGGTTATTTGCAGTTATTGGCGCATAGGTAATGCTTGACCCGGAAACAAGGTTTCCTTGCACAAACCTGTTAGCCCGCA